CAACTGCCGACTACGCCAATCCTGAACTGCTGGTCCTGGTGCCGTACCCGGCTGCAGATTATCAGCATGGCCCCATGCCGGCCGGCGTTCGCCAGTGGTACCGCGCGCGCCTGATTGACCGTATCGGTAACGCCGGGGACTGGACCGACTGGGTCATGGGCACATCCTCGATAGATGTCAGCGAAATAACCAATGACATTCTGGAGGATATGAAAGAGTCGGAAACGTTCAAAGACCTGCTTGAGAACGCGGTGGACAGCAATGAAAAAATTGCTGGCATGGCTAACGACATTAAACAGGCCAACGACGAACTTGAGCAGCAGGCTAAGGACATTGCCAAAAATGCCCAGGACGTCGGGAAGGTTCAGACCAGTGTTAATGAGCTTTCCAGTACGGTCGGGAATGTTTCGTCTTCACTCAGTCAGCTTGAGCAGACCGTTGCGATGGCTGATACCGCGCTGGGGCAGCGAATCGACAGCATCAGTGTGTCTATGCACGGCATGACGGGCGGGGTCAAGAACTCGGCAATCGCAATTATCCAGGGAAACCTGGCCCAGGTAGCCACGCGTAAAACTCTGTCTGCTTCGGTTGCCGGTAACAGCGCGCAGCTGGACCGCATTGATGAGGTGATCGTTAACGAGAAGGAGGCAATATCCCGCTCGCTGCTGAACCTGCAGACGGACGTGAACGGCAATAAGGCTTCCATCAACAGCCTGAACCAGACGTTTTCGGATTACCAGCAGGCTATGGCCACGCAGGTAAACAGCATCACGGCGACCGTAAATGGACACACTTCTGCGATCACCACCAACGCTGAGGCCATTGCGAACGTCAATGGCGACCTGAAAGCGATGTACAGCATCAAGGTTGGGCTATCGAGCAATGGCCAGTATTACGCCGCAGGGATGGGGATTGGGGTTGAGAATACCCCCGGTGGCATGCAGTCGCAGGTTGTTTTTCTGGCTGACCGCTTTGCTGTGACCCAGTACGCCGGAGCCACGGCTACGCTTCCATTTGTTATTCAGAACGGGCAAACCATCATCCGGGAAACGCTCATTGGTGACGGGACAATCGGAAACCTCAAACTCGGCACCTACATCCAGTCGACAACCTGGGATGGCACCGGGAACGTTGGCTGGCACATCAACAAGTCAGGCTACGCGACGTTCAACAACGTGACCGTTCGCGGCTCGATTTACGCCACAAACGGTAATTTTTCTTTCAATGGCTCCGGCAACACAACAGTTATCAATGGCAACGGTTTAACCGTCAACATTCCTGGTGGTGGCCGGATTGTACTGGGGACATGGACATAAGATGCCGACAGGATTATTGATAGAACTTAATGACGGCGGAAAGCGTATGGAGATAACGGCGGGCCTGAGATGCCCGTCTTTTGGTGGCAGCTTTGACACTGGCTACCAGAAAGAAAAGTATGTCGACATCGCTGGTTATGTTTCAGGATCTCAGGTGCTGTTTATACCGCATGCGACTGCTTATGTTGACTCAGGGCTGTGGCATAAAATGAATTCCATCACTATCTCTGGTGGGAGGGTTACGCAAAATTCGAGAATGCAGGCTCTGGGTATAAGTGAGAGGGATAGTACCTATACCTTTCCCGGTAGTGTCTGGCAGATATTCCCGACAGGTCAGCGAAATGGGGTTGGCTTGCTTATTGGTGACAGCACCGACTTCCTGGCGATCACCAACGCCACACAGTCAGGCCAGTGTATCTGGAAGGGTACCGTTAATGTTCCGACCGGGGGATGGGCGGTTCCCGCGATAGCAGGATACGACAAGTCGAAGTATATCGTTTTCGGGCGCTGTAATAGTGGTAACACGATTGACTTCGACGGTAACACGGTCAGGTTCTTCAGCCCTCCGTCCACGAACGATGACGCTCCCGCAACCGGCACGATAGACATCGTTATTTTCGCCAGTGGCGTAGCGCCGCAGCCTGGTACCGGCCTCAATATTTTTAATGCTGCAGGAGTCTGCACGTTTTCAACAACAAGACGGCCTTTCGTATACCTCAACCAACTCTGGACCCCTTCGACAAGTGCCGTGAGCATCGGTAACGGATATGTTCCGCTGGGTAGGTTTGGGCTTATGGTGCATACGGTAAACGGCATGTATGTATATCGAATGTTCGGAATAAAAATACAGAACGGCAGCGCTTCAGTTCAGGGCGGGAAATATCTTGGCCGCGAACAATATGCCATTTTCGGTAATAACACGGTTACATCGCTCAGCCTTCCTGTTTTGCCCGATATGTACGTCTGAATTAACTGTCTATTCAAATCAACCTCGCTTCGGCGGGTTTTTTTATGTCTGGAGAAAATATGCTTTATAACACTGGCACTATCGCTATTAACGGAAATACTGCAACCGGCACAGGTACAAACTGGACGACACTGGCCAGCCAGGTTCGTGCTGGCCAGACGATTATCGTCATGTCTAACCCGGTCCAGATGTTCCAGATTTCTTCCGTGAACAGCGCCACGTCAATGACGGTTACGCCAGCGGCTTCCCCGGCGCTGAGCGGCCAGATGTACGGCATTCTGGTATCAGACAATATCTCTGTCGATGGCCTGGCGCAGGCGATGTCACAGCTCATCAACGACTATGACGAGAACATCGGTGCGTGGGAGACGTTCGCCACCACATCGGCAAATCAGAACATCACCGTAACCATCAACGGTACCGCCGTAACGATCCCCGGCATCGGTAAACTGGCGCAGAAAGGGAGCAACGGTGCGCTTGCTATTGCTGATGGCGGCACCGGGGCAACGAAGGCGGAAGACGCTCGCACAAACCTCGGTTTGGGAGATAGCGACACAGCTAACTTCGGAAGCCTCGAAATAGGAGCGAAAAAGGCCTCTTCTGCAAGCTACGTTGATTTCCATTTTCTTGGTACTAACGACTATGACGCACGCATCCTGTGCGGTGGCAATTCGAATGGTGGGATGGGGAAGGGTGATTTCACTTTCTATGCGGGAAAATACACTTTTATCGGTGACAGTTTTGAGTTCCGAAATCCTATTAACTGCCAGAACAGCATAAATGCTTCAGGCAGCATTAACGCAGGTGGCTCACTAAAAGCCGTAACTTCATCGAACGTATGGGCCTCCAGCGATACGCAGAACGCCCACGTGTGGTTTTACGGGGCCGGAGGGAATGCATCACGCGGGGTTATATATGCTGGCAAAGATGGCTCAATGCGCCTGAGACCTGATAACAACGATAATGGTGGGGTGAATGGCTATAGCTTCACATTCGGAGCTGATGGCAGATTTACCTGCGTTACCGTAAATCAGACCTCGGATGAACGAGTTAAATTCGATAAAAAGCCCGTCAGCGAGGCTCTGGAGAAGATATGCTCACTAACGGGCTACACGTTCGGCATTCAACTCACAGAATCAGAGTCGGTACGTAGCGCAGGCATCATCGCCCAGGAACTGGAGCAGGTTCTGCCGGTTGCAGTGAGCTCTGGCGGCACCGGCACAACTCCGGAAGGCAAAGAGATTAATGACCTCAAAACCGTAGACTACAGCGCAATGAGCGCCCTCTACGTTGAGGCAATCAAGGAATTAACTAACCGGCTGAAAAGTGTTGAGAGCGAACTTTCTGCGCTACGGAACCGCTCAAACACTTAATCTTCTTTCTTACCTTCTAAAGTCTTGACTCAGATTATCAGGGCTTTTATCGCGGCCAGCGCATCGAGCAACAGGGGCGTCTGGTCAAGGTGTAATATGCCGCCAATTTCTTTGACATATTCTAAGCCGGTTTAATTGTGAGCATACGTGGTCATACCGGGAAAATTTACAAAAAGCATAATTTGATGCGAGATAGAAACTTACAAACCAAACGGCGAAGCTTTGCACAGTCGCTGGAACCGTGGTGTCTTGCGCGCAAACTCAAATGAAACTACTGTATATAAAAACAGTATTTGAGGTATGCGTAATGGAATTCTTCAGACCTACAGAACTGAGAGAAATTATCTCAATCCCACTTTTCAGCGACTTAGTTCAGTGTGGCTTCCCGAGCCCGGCAGCTGACTACGTTGAGCAGCGCATTGATCTCAATGAGCTTTTAGTTGCACATCCCAGCTCGACGTATTTCGTAAAAGCCGCGGGCGACTCTATGATCGAAGCCGGGATCAGCGACGGCGATCTGCTGGTGGTGGACAGCTCCAGGACTGCTGAGCACGGTGACATTGTCATCGCAGCGGTGGAAGGGGAGTTCACTGTTAAACGCCTTCAGTTGCGGCCGACCGTGCAACTCATTCCTATGAACAGCGCCTGCAGCCCTATTGTTGTTGGCTGCGAAGACACGCTGGACGTTTTCGGCGTAGTGACTTTCATCGTCAAATCGGCGAGCTGAACATGTTCGCGCTCTGTGATGTGAATTCGTTCTACGCTTCATGCGAGATGGTGTTCAGGCCCGATTTAAGAGGCCGGCCGGTTGTTGTTCTCTCGAATAACGATGGCTGTGTGATAGCCCGCAGCGCTGAGGCCAAAGCGGCTGGAATTAGCATGGGCGAGCCCTTCTTTAAGCAGAAAGAGCTTTTCAGGCGCGCCGGTGTTGTCTGCTTCAGCAGCAACTACGAGTTGTATGCTGACATGTCCAATCGCGTTATGACAACGCTGGAAGAAATGAGCCCTCGAGTCGAAATTTACAGTATTGACGAAGCTTTTTGCGACCTGACTGGCGTTCGAAACTGCCGGGACCTGACTGACTTCGGGAAAGAAATCCGTGCTACGGTACTGAAGCGTACACACCTGACGGTAGGAGTGGGCATTGCGCAGACAAAAACACTCGCAAAGCTGGCCAACCATGCCGCAAAGAAATGGCAGCGGCAGACGGGTGGGGTAGTTGACCTCTCAAATGTTGATCGCCAGCGCAGGCTTCTTTCTGTGGTACCTGTAGAGGACGTCTGGGGTGTTGGTCGCCGAATCAGTAAAAAGCTAAACGCGATGGGTATTAAAACGGCCTTAGACCTTTCAGAGCAGAGTACGTGGATAATCCGGAAGCACTTTAACGTGGTACTCGAGCGCACTGTCCGGGAGCTGCGCGGCGAACCCTGTCTTGAGCTGGAAGAGTTTGCTCCCGCAAAACAGGAAATTGTCTGCAGCCGGTCATTCGGCGAACGCGTTACCGACTATGAGCAGATGCGCCAGGCTATTTGCTCTTATGCCGCCCGCGGTGCTGAAAAGCTTCGTAGTGAGCACCAGTATTGCCGCTTTATCTCAGCGTTCGTGAAGACCTCTCCCTTTGCGCTTAACGAACCATATTACGGTAATAGCGCCTCAATGAAGTTGCTTACGCCAACGCAGGATAGTCGCGATATTATCAACGCCGCGGTAAAATGCCTGGACAAAATCTGGCAGGATGGGCACCGGTACCAAAAAGCTGGCATTATGCTCGGAGATTTTTTTAGTCAAGGGGTGGCCCAGCTCAACTTGTTCGACGAGAACGCGCCGCGTGCCGGGAGCGAAAAATTGATGGAGGTGCTCGATCAATTGAACGTGAGAGGGGGGAAAGGAACGCTCTACTTTGCAGGGCAGGGCATTCAGCAACATTGGCAAATGAAGCGAGAAATGCTGTCGCCGCGGTATACAACGAGATACTCAGATCTGCTCAAAGTCCGATAAATTTTTAGGACGTAACGCTGTTTGCGGACAATTAAGGTCAGCTAGTAAAGATTATCTAAATGAAAATATTCCCTACTTCCCTAGCGGAGCCCTATAATATTTATGTATAGTAAGATTATTATAGGGCTTGGGAGTTCTAGGGGCCTAGGAACGAAATTATTTCATCTTTAAACGTGATTAATGCAACAACTATAGGGATGATTATTTTCGCAGCTACTGTTGAAAGAAGCTTAAAGAACCACCATTTTTCAAGAGGTGGGTTGCTTTCAATGAATAACTTTGAAAGAACTGCAGATATAATTAGCAATAAATAAAAGGATATACCTAAAGAAATATAATTAACTATTTTATTAAGTTTGAAGTGAATAATTACCAAAGGATGAATGAAGTTATAATACCCGCTAGCAAGAAGTATTGGGGTAATTATAAATAATGCTACAAATGATATTTTTTTTATGCGCAATTGTTTAAGTTTTAGGTTATCTTCTTTATCTTTTTCAAGTTCTCTGACCCGCGTTTGTAGAGCAATTACTGTTTCAGACTCTGTATGATCAACGTGACTTGAATTATTTGGTTTTGCTTGGTTTGGTGATGTTGCTTTTTCTAAATATTCAGATTTTTTTTCATGGGTTGGCTTTTTTTCCAGTGCCTGAACTTTACTCGCAAGTATTTGTATCTGCGTTTCAAGATCATGTTTTTCTTGATTGTGAATTGATTGTCTTCTTGTTATTTCTGTTTTGTAAGTTGTAGCAAGGGTTGCAAATTCAGATTCAATAATTTCAATAATTGTATCATTTTGTGAGTCGGCATCAATTATTTTTTGTTTCAATGCTTTATCTGCAAGCATAGAACTTAATATTTCAACTTCTATATCATTAATGTTTTTATAGGTTGATAATGCTTGTATTAGCTCAATTGTTGCTTTTTCGTCATTAACATCAAAATCTCCAAAAAGAAGTGGAAGTTTTATTGTTTCCATTATTCCGGATTCTAATGTAGCATCTCTTGGCACCCAAAATTGCAAAAGCTGTACAAGGTTTGTAGGATGAAGAACGACAGGTAACTTACTTTCTTTTCTCTTTCTTTTAACTTGGTCAAAATGTATCATAGACCAGTCGATAGTAACCCCCCAGTAAGTCTCTTCTAGTGCTGAGTCAGCGCTTCCATCACGATGATCATTTATACTAAACCAGAAAATAAGGTCGTGTTCAATTGCTTCATATCTTTTACGTTTGCTTTCTGGTTTCTTTTCCTCACGGCCCCATAAAGTTAACTGGTCTGAAATAACTCTCTCATCGGTAGGGTATTGTAATGTAGGCCATTCGAGAATTTTAATCCCTTTACTTTCAAGGTTCTTGAGTAAACCATCGGTAAAAGGTAAGAAATATGCATCGGGTGATAACCCATTTTCTGTCTTTGCACTCTCAGCAAAATACTTTGCCGCGATACTTGCTCGCATACCTGACTGGACCGCAGCTTTTGCAAGACTTGGAGAATATCGATGACGTTTAAGATTATCAAGTTGGTAAGAAACAACTTTTCTTATTTCTTCTAAGGTTGTTGGTAGTATGTAATATCGAACTTTAACATTGCCAACTTTTTCCGCAAGGCTTAATAATGAAGTTGCCGACTCATCTGCCGGGTTTTCATGCAACCCTAAAATAGAAAACACGAAATTTGTATCTAAGACGATTTTAACATCTTTACTTTTACGGGTTTTTTCGAGTGAGTCTATTGTGTTTTTGCTAAGTTGAGATGCCTCAACAAAGAAATAAGCATTTAATAGTTTGAGAATGTAGCTTCTGGCTGATTCATTATTTTTTAAGAAAAATTCTCCTACTATTTTCAATAACGTGGCATGTTCGGAATCTAAATATTTACTAAGAAACCCTGCTAACCAGTCATGCGTTTTAAAAAAACGACCAGATTGTAAGAGGGAGTAGGTGTTTGCACCTATTCTTCTAACTGAAGAAATCAGCTCACTTTTGAAGTTATGCCAATATGATTCAGTATCTACATCACCAAGATGTTCTTTAACAATTTTTCTAAAACTGTCTTCTACATCTCTTTCTTCTTTATTTGCACTTTCAACTTTAAGATTTAGCTGGCGTCTTACTTCCTCCGTCAAATAATAGCCACCATTTCTTTTTGTAATCTTACCTGAAGAAAGGAGATATTCTATTTGTGTTAATATGTTCTCAACAGGTATGTCTACATTCATTTCATCCTTTATTTTTGATCTAAGCTGCCTTTCATCTATCTTTCCATCTAATTCCCATAAATATCCTAAAATAACTTGTGATGTTGCTTTTTTCCACCATCCAATCTTATTCAATTCAACATAATTTATTAACGACACCAGTTCTGTAGATAATGGTTTGGCTACCACGCTCTGCTCCTTATTGTTTTGTCTCAATGGCCCGTCAACATTATTATTCAGATACATCACTTACCTATTACGATTGATTGTTTTAATTTTTTATGATAACGGAAAACAAAGTTTTCGATTATATTTGGCGTTAGTTAAGATTCAATGTTATGTGTTGGAAGCTATGGAATTTACGGTTTTTAGTGTGTAAAGATTAAAGTGAAATCAACCGACACGCTACCGCCTTTCATCTCAGCGAGATAAAATGCAATTCCCCCTTAAATTTTGATAAAACCTGTGAGATTATCTTTAATTTCCGAAAAGATGTCTATGAAAAAAATCAAAAATTATCTTTGAATTTTTACGTACTAATTTTAAAGTTTTCTTCCGCTTTTATCGTACACTCTGACGCCCTAGATACCATGGCCTCCAGATTCTCTTCAAATGTCGCAGTCGCCTTCTTAATGCCTCCTGTGATGGATATTTTGCGCCGGCAAAAACTGATGACAGCTTGCCACCCCAGTCCCTGTGTAAAGTATTTTTTCCCTTTACCTAGGATTGGCGTTTTGACTGCCAACCCAAGCGTAGGACATAACATTTACATATATATATGATATAGAGGCACTTTTCGGCCAATCAATTTGGCTTAAACCTAAGCAGATTAGCAAATTTTTCTTCTGAGAAAGCGGCAGCAAAGTTAGGGAACCTCATGATCAAGAAAGCTAAAAACCTGTCGTAAATCACCCCAATTTAACTAGTTACCTTATAGTTCTAACTTTAACTTTTTAGTCAACGCGGAAAGTAAGATTTGATTGTACGCTGCCACTGAAAGCCATCAGATGAAATTTGAGTTATTACTAATAAACTGCAGCATTGGTTTTTTTTCCGGCAGAGCATTGTTCACAGTCAGGCCGACCGATCGAGAACGCCCTTGACAGGAAGCTGATAGCAAAAATGGATACGCTATCAGAAAGGGGCTTTCTCGGAGAAAAATTAGGGGCAAATTTGGGGGCGAAAATTTCTTTAGGGGCGTATTTGGGGGCACTAAATCGGCCTTTATTGTCCGATAATGTCCCTAGTTTTATTTCATAACTATTTGATAAATAGATAAGTATATGGTTTATCGACAATATAGATTTCAACAATGCAGTCTAACGCTGATTATGTTGTTGTGGGGATAAACATTAAGTAAACCGGGGAAAAGCAGCCCCCTTTCCAGGCGGAAAGGGGGAAGGGAGGTTACTTCAGCTCGTCAACCATGGTGATGGCACGGCCGATATAGTTTGCCGGGGTCATCGCTTTCAGGCGGGTTTTCTCGTCTTCCGGCAGTTCCAGACTGTCGATAAACTGTTTCATGCCTTCGGCGTCTACGCGTTTGCCGCGCGTCAGCTCTTTCAGTTTCTCGTACGGTTTTTCAATGCCATAACGGCGCATGACGGTCTGAATGGGCTCTGCCAGCACTTCCCAGTTGTGATCCAGCTCGTCCAGCAGACGGTCGCGGTTCACTTCCAGTTTGCTTACACCTTTCAGGGTGGACTGATACGCGATCAGCGCGTAGCCAATACCCACGCCCAGGTTACGCAGCACGGTGGAGTCAGTCAGGTCGCGCTGCCAGCGGGAAACCGGCAGTTTGCTCGCCATGTGCTGCAGCACCGCATTCGCCAGGCCCAGGTTGCCTTCGGAGTTTTCGAAGTCGATTGGGTTGACTTTGTGCGGCATGGTTGAGGAGCCAATTTCACCGGCGATGGTCTTCTGTTTGAAGTGGTTCAGAGCGATGTAACCCCACACGTCACGATCGAAATCGATCAGAATGGTGTTGAAGCGAGCGATGCAGTCAAACAGTTCCGCGATATAGTCGTGCGGCTCAATCTGGGTGGTGTACGGGTTCCACTGAATGCCCAGAGAGGTCACGAACGCTTCGCTGAACTGATGCCAGTCCACTTCCGGGTAGGCGGCGATGTGGGCGTTGTAGTTACCTACCG